TGTGTAGCATCAACGGCAATATTTTTTAAGTTATCCACTGTTGAATATGCATTGTCTTGATATTTGGTATATACTTCATAACGACCATCAGTACATAATGTATATTCCTCAGTGTCCACGGCTAACTCAGCACTCAAAGTCATTGCCGAATTAGCCGCAGCAGCAATTTTAGAATCTTTAAATGACATATCATGACTCCTTTACTTTAATAATTTATCCAGATCGACAACCTGATCAAGATGAACAACTCCATCCTGTGTGCCATCAGGATCTTTACCTGTCATATCTTCGGCTACCATAGCAGAAAGATTTTTTACAACGATACCATTTCCGGTATCTTCACCATTTCTGTCTGTTAAAGTGATTTTTCTGTTTTCTGTATTAAGACGAATATCTTTCACCATACCTTCATAAGTTGCTTTATTCTGAGCATTGAGATCTTTAATCATTCCTTCCATAGCAAGGAGTCTCTGATCAATTTCAGTAAACAATTCAGAAGGTTCATATTTATCAAATTGTACAAGTGGAGTAATATGAATAACACCTGATGTGGTTTTTCGAATATAAGAAGTGTACGTTCCATCTTCATTAGCAACAAGTTTTAAGAACGTGAAAGATACTTCGATATCCCCGGCTTCAGCAGTAAGTGCTGCATCGACAGGGATTAAATACTGGATATAATTCTGTTCATATTCAAGATTATTTATAATAAGTTGTGTCATTTTAATTTTGTCTGACACTGGGAGCTTATACTTCATATAAACAGTTGTATCTGACATATCAATCTGTTCCCGGTACATTTTACTTGTTACAATCTGAATCTTATCTACATAATTGCTTCTTTCCACAATTGATTCTTTGACTGTTGTTACAACAGTATTTTCATCTGTAATTTTTAGTGTATACATAACTGCCTCCTTCCTTATTTAGTCTGAGTTTTTTCTAAAGCTTCAATTCTAGTCTGTAGTGACTTAATAGTTTCCTGCAGTGTTGTGACTGATGAATTCGCATTATCAGCACTTTTCTTGATCTCAGCAGTATTCTGAGTCAAAGTAGTAATATTGTTCTGTATTGTTTCGATATTATTGGTCATGCTAAGTAATGATGTATTGATCTGTTCAATTGAAGTGTTAGAAGAAGAATCTGCAGACTGCAGATCAGAGATAGATTTCTGTACTGCAGTCATAGATTCTTTCAATTTATCCACATCAGCTCCAAGCTGAGTAAGTTTTCTTCCAACAACAAGGGCATCAGCGAATGCACCCTGTTTAGATAATGTCATATCTGATTCAGGGAGATTAGCCAGATAATTGTAATCATACTTAACAACACCAACAGAGGTTTGAATTCCCTGAATATATGTTGCCATTATTACTCACCTTTTTCTACAAATTCATATAGTACTGTCATATCAAGCATAGACAGTTTGTCTTCATTAGATTTAAGCATTTTCTTGAGAGATTCCTCTGGAATCATCTCAACATCAAGTTCACATGTTTTATCATAAATTTTCTGCAGACTTTCTTGGATTTCAGGGATGATTTTATCTTTTATGTCATCATTAAGAACACGATTTCCTGTTTCATTACCGTTTTCGTCAACAATAGGATGTGAGTTTTCCTCTGTAAAATAAGAATCAACTAACTCCTGCTCGACCTCTGAGATTTTATCTACCTGCGCCTTAAGAGCCTTTAGATTCATTGTATTCGCCCAGAATACATCAACATCTCCTGCGATTAAATCCGCACGACTCTTCATAGAATTTAATGTTTTATACATTGCCATAATGTCTGCATTTACAATAACTTTTTTCATAATCCTTGTACTCCTTTTATATTAATATGTAACTTTATTTTCTCTGACGAGTTCTTCAATAGCATCATTTAGATATGCTTCAAAGTCAGAATATAATGTTTCGATAGCCGCTTTAGAATCTTCTGTAATCAAAGCCTTAGCTTTATCAATAGCCATCTGTTTAGCAGTTTTCTGAGCTTCTGCATCAAACTTACCTTCCTTCTTCAAAGCATCTACATAAGTCTGATTAACTGTGAGTACTGCTTTACTAATAGCATCAGTAGCAGCGTCTATATATTTTACGAGCTGATCATTCTCCAAGTTCTTTTCCTGTTCTTTAATCTTTACTTTTAGGAAGAGGATTCCATAAGTAATAAGAAGTGGAAGAATACCAGTAATGATCAGATATAATACGTCCTGAATACCCTGTTTAATATCCATAGTTATTCCTCCTAACCGACTGCTTCATTATCTGAAGAGTTTTGCTGTCTAAGTTGTTCCATTGCAGAATCATAAGTAATGCCTCCTGTGCAGTTTTCTGCACGAGCCTTTGCATAATAAGCCCAAACTGTAGGGACGAGTGTTGCTGGAATAGCAATGAGAGCGTAGAGAGCAGATAAATCTCCATAGGTCATGATTGCTTTTTCTACAAAATGAATAATCTGTAGATTAAGTAAAAGTACAGCAACAAGTATCAATTTACTTGTAGAGACTCTTGGAATATTGAATCTCTTAACCTTTGCTGCCTTCAGATTTCGTTTCATTTCAATCTGCCGATTTTGGGCTTTAATTTTCTTTAATTCAAGTTCATATTCTCGACTGGTCAAATATTTCACCTTCTTTACATAATAAAAGACCACGATTGCTCATGGCCTCTTATTTATTCAGGAATAATTCCATATACGTATGTTTCAAACTCTGTAAAGTCTTTCAGAACTGATTCTTTATTAGCTTTGAATGCTTCACCATCTTGAATGGATTTGTTAATAGAAACGTCACCATTTTTACTTACAGATGCGTTTGCATAAGCGACATTCTTTTGATTTTCTGCTTCACCAACATAAATATTTGCACTTACATTAGTCGTTGTATTAATTTTAATCATGCTAATTCCTCCAATTTTTGTTTTATAATTGCAATTTCTCCTTGTAATGAGAGAATAGTGGTTTTGAGTTTTTGGTTTTCTTGTGAGAGAGAGTCAATACGACGGTGGGCTTTTTGTGTCATGTGAGTATTGAGAGAAATGAATTCAAGATAATTCATTGAATATTCATCAGTACGTCCAACAAAATTAGGCTTATCTAAAATAGCTTTTGTAACCAAACTATATTCTTCTGAATTAAAGTTATTTTCATTTAAATGTCTTTCTGTTTCTCTTGCACCAAATCCAAAATGTATTTTAGAGGCTTCTTTGTCACCTGGACGTTGTTTGAATTTATATCGAATTGGATTTAAAGACATATAAAATTTATCAATAGATGGGAAATTAGTAATGCTTTTGATATTTTCTTTTATATACTCATCAGAACCAGTATTTATACCATTAGACGCATAAACATATTTCCATCTATGTCCACTACTACCGCATGAATATGAACCATCACCATCTGGATACATTGTTGATGAACCAACTGTAACATCAAATGATCCTGTTAAATGATCATGTGTATGATTTAAGGGAGCATAATTCCCACCACCAGAACTTGTTGGTAAAGTAACTGAACTTAATTGAGAACCATTATAATTTTTTAGGTATAATGTATTTCCTGAAATACTTAATGTATCACCAAATGCACCTTTAACCCAACTTGTAGTAGCATATCCAGAAAGAGATTGATGCTGAGTTAAATATCCTTTACCAGTCACCCAATCTTGCGTTGCAAGGCTATAATTCGT